CCTCCCTCTTGACTGCTATCTCCTGTGGCAACGGTGGTATCTGAGGTGGTTTGTATGGGGCAACTGGTTTTGACAGGGAGCCGCAACCGCAAAGCACCAGAGGCAATAGCCAAATCACGCTCTTTTGAAATCTGTCTTGCTTTCTCATTTGATGTCCTTAGTGCCGTAGCTGTTGATGTCACTGCTGTTGCCAAAGCAGCCTCTTTTGTCCTTGCAACCGCATTTAAACGAGCAATCTCTAGTTGTTGAGAGACATTCTCATCATGCTTGCCCTTGAAGTAACCACTCCCAAAAGAAATGGTTACAGACAAGACAAACCCCAAGATTACCCAAGGGTTAAAGATACTCATGGCGTAGGTGGCTCATCGTTGTCAGTGGCTTCAGCCTTGGCAGTAGCAGTAGCCACAGCAGACACAGCCTTACGGCCAGCAACACCACCCAAGACACCAGTGCAAAGCAACATGATATCGTTCAGCATCTTGGTGTAAACCTTGTCAATGGGAGCCATGCCAACCATAGGCTGAGTCACAAAAGTCACAGAGTAAATGAAGCTAAAGCACGAACCAATCAGAATCAGTGCAATCACCACAATGACAAAAGCCCACACACGAGCCTCAATCTCTTCTGGTGACAGTCTTGTATTAGGTTTGTATCCAATGGTTGCCATTATTTGCTCTCCTTTTCTGGTTTAACAAGTTGATCTGGGCAAGTTCCTGTCGCAGTACAAATAGGTGGTTTGCACTCAGCAAGTTCCCAATTGATAGGGTCTTGGCACTTGTAGCGGTATCTGTCTTCACAACCAGCCAATAAACCGCAAAGTATGCCAACACAAATGGTCAGCATAACTAGTGAAAATTCATGTCTTGTCATTTTTACGTTTCTCCTGTTCAATTTGCCGTCTTAACTTCTGAACCTTTTCAACCTCTTGTTTAACCTCATTTTTGGCCTCAAGGATGTCCAAGTACAGCATTGCACCAAGAGGTAGCAAAAAGGCAACCAAGACACAAGCAGCAATCCATCCCATTATGCTTTCCCCCAACGACTCACTAGGAGAAGCCACAACCACAGGTAGAGGAGGAATATAGTAGTCGCCGCTAGGTACGCTAGTTTTAGCTGGAAGTTTCTTTCTTCCTCCTTGCGTTGCCATACTTCTTGCCTCTTCTTAGCCTCTTGTTTCAGCCTTGCTTGATCTTGTTCCTCCTGAATGACCTCTTTCATGTCAAAAACTGAACTGTACAAAGCACCCATCTCAGGTGGACTCTGGTAGACCATTGTTTCCCTGATCTGGACAACAAGCCTGTCCATCTCTTGTTGGGCCATCACTCTTTTGAGCGCCGCCTCCATGTGGTTTTGATCTGGGTCGTAGACTGTTCTAGACTTTTCTTCTTCTTCTCGTATGTGTGCAGCAAGTTGTTCTTGAAGTTTGAAGAACTCAGTGAGGTTCTTAACAATGTCCACTTTGACTTGAGTTTCGTCAACAGCAACATAAGCTGACTTTTTAGCCTTGGCAACAGATTTGATAGGCTTAGGTTTAGGCTTGCTACCAAAGAACGCAAGAAGCTGATTCCAGAATCCATGAATCTCTTTGCCAATGGCAATGACTTCATCAGCAGTAGCTTTGATCTCGACAAAAGACTCTTTAGCTTGCTTGTATAGCTCACAGCCAGCTTGGATGTTTTTGACCAAGCCAGCCGCAAGTAGACAGATACTGATTGGGTCAATTTTTTACTCCTATCCAACAATTGCCGCAACATACTTTTGCGTTTCAGCAAAGTTTGGAACTTTATTTCCTGCCTTAATTACATTTCCTGCTCCTGCGTTATAAGCAGCAGTTGCAAGTTTTGTGTCTCCATTGAAGAACTTCAGTTGTTTTGCCCAATATCTAACACCACCACGAACATTCTGTTCCAAGTTATTGGGGTCAACATTCAATTCTTTGGCAGTTGCTGGCATAAGTTGCATCACACCAATAGCACCCTTGTTTGACAAAGCACTTTGCTTAAACCCAGATTCTTGTTTTGCAAGTTTTATCAAAAGCGGTATATGTTCAGAAACGCCTAACTTGTTTGCCTCATCTTCAATGATTGATGAAACACGTTCTTTTTGAGGTTCTTTGCTTATTAAATTTTGCAACTCTTTAAATTCTTCATCAGATAAGCCTTCTGTTGGTTGAGTTGGTTGAGTTGGTTCAACTGTTTGTGGAGCCTCAGTTGGTTGAATGGCTTGTTCAGGAAGTTGTTGGTCTTGGATTTCTTGAGCTTCCAAAATTCCATTTGCAATCATTACTTGCTTTAAAGAACCAGTCGCCTTATCAATTGATTCTTGTTTTCCAGATGCCAATGCAGCACGAGTTTTATTTACATTTGTTAGCAAATCCTTAACTGTGTCTGGATTTGTAAACGCATTCATAAATGAAGCATTGTCAATACGCTCTTTCCTGTTTTTTAGGAATCTTGCAGCAAGAGACAATGTTGCATAGGTTGCTGAGAATATTGGAGAGACAAAACTTGTAGCCGCTGTTATCCCAACATCAGTAGCAACTCCACCAAAACCCCTTGCTTTTTTAGACAACTCAAGATCAATCTTGTCACCCAAAAGATCAGATGCTTTGATTAACTTTTCAGCATTTGCTATCTCTGTTTTTCCAAAAGCCTTTTCAAAAGAAGATTTATTCTTCTCAATAAATCCCAAAGAATCATCTTGCTTAAATGCAACATCTAACATTGCTCTTTGTACGCCTTTTATTTCAACACCAGTCGTGTCTTTTTTGGCAACAGAAAGCAACTTGTTAAGCATTTCAGGCTTGGCAAAAGCTCCTGTCTCGTTTGTGTTGAACACATCTTCTAAACGTGTTTTACGAATCAATGTGTTAGTAGAAGCATCTGCTAAGTCAGCAACTGCTTGTTCTGCATTGGCTCGTGTCTTTCCATATGCCTCAAGATTGATTGATAGCTTTTCAAACTTACTTTTGATCTCAGGAACAATTCTAAAAACGTCTTGATTACCACGGATGAAGTTTTTGACAGCAGTAGGATTAATCGTTCCATCTGGCTTAACAGAACTTTCTTTTTTCAAGAAAATATGAGTCATTGCATCTGTCAGTGCATTGATAGACTCTGGTGTTCTTCCATTGATGTTTATGTACTGATTGACAACCTCTGGGCTATCAAACTTTTTAAACACATCTTCATTTTTGATGACATCGCCAAAACGATTTTTTCTAGAAAGTTGACCACCAATCCCTTCATAGAAAGGATTCATGAACTCTTTTCCGTACTCTTGTTTCAATTGGATGTAGCGGTCACCAAAATCACCGCCAATGCCTTTGATTTGTTTATCTAAAACATCTTTGGCAGACTCAAGTTGTCTCAGGCCAATACGAGCATTAGCATCTCCAGCAGTTGCAGCACGATAACGTATACCAACCTCTTTATTCAATTCTCTTGAATACTGGTCAATCAATGAGAAAGGTGATGCAGACTGTTCGTCTACATTGGTTCTGAAGCCTTCAATTGCCTTTTGCAAAACAGGTGGAAGTGTTTGAAACAAATTGTCGTCAATGGCTTGTGTTGCGCTATAAACCTTTTGAACACCATCTTGGCTAAGTCCAATGTTGTTTATGTCTGCTTCCTTGTTCAAATACTCAAAAGCAGTCTGATAGTAGCCCTTCTTGACATTTTTTTGTGTCTCAATTGCTTTTCTTATGTTTTCACCAAGAACATCTTGAAACTTGCCAGAACTAGACAAGAACTTTTCAGACATATTTTTGATTGCATCATCAGCGTATGCACTCAAACCCTGCAATGTTTTAAGTTTTTGAACATTTTCAGCACCAAATGATTGCAAGACGCTATTTGATGTTGGGAACAATTCGTTAATTTTTCCTTGAAGAGCATTTTCAGAGGCTATACGATTTGTTCTTACAGTGTTAATTGCATCAATATTGTTTGCGCCAGCTTCTTTCGCCAACTGAGCAATACTTAATTCTTTTGTGATTTCACTAAGATTTGGGTTGTAATCTTTTCCAAGAAATGACTTCAGTTCAGCCGCATCTTGAAATTTTTGTGCAATGTCTGTATCTCTAGAAACCAAGTCAGATAGAGTCTTTGGAACTGGTTCTTTAGATGGCATCAAAATATCGCCAGCAATCTTAAAAGGTGCTGCAACTGCTTTAAATGGAGCCGAAACAACTGCTCCAGCAACAGGAACTGCTCCACTAATAAGACCACTTGCTGCGGCTTCTTCAGCGGCTTGTTCTACATCTAAGCTACCTTGACCAAATGTTCTTGCACCAGAAGTTGCTCCACCAGCCAAAGCGCCTCCAGCAGTAGCTCTACCAACATTTGATAGCAAACTAGCTCCTCTTACTGGCGCAACAACACCACCTAAAGCTAGTGCTGTAGGGTCTGCCAGACCAGAAAGCATTTGTGAACTAAATAACTTTGGTTCTTGTGCTGCATATTGAGCAACGTTGTAAACAGATTCAGCAACTTTTGGAATAAAGTCTGTTGATCTTCCTTCCATAAGTGCAATTTGATTTGCCAAATCTTTTTCACGATCAGCCCTTGATTGGGCTATATCAAGTTCTCTTTGAGATTGCTCAGAACCCAACAAAGCACCCAAACGAGTAATGCCACCAGTAATAAGATTAGATGCAATATTGCCTTCACCTTGACCAGTAAGAGTCTCTAATGCCCTACGACCTGTATATCCAGCATAACCTTCTTGCTCTAACTGAGCCTTTTGTTTTTCTAATTGTTGTTGTTGCTCTGCGGCTCTTTGTGCTGCAATAAATTGAAGCGGATTTGTGACTCCTGTTAGATAAGAACCTCGACCACCACCAGCACTTCTTTGAGTAGAAACTGGTTGTTTGGGCTGTTGGGTATCTACACCAAGTAAAGATTTAAGTTCTTCAAACTCTTGTTCTGACAGTGCCATGATGTAAATTACCTTCCAAGAAGTTTCAATTGCTCTGGACTTGCTTTCTTCAACAAATCATCTCTTCTAGATACTGGATTTGTAGTTGCTGCTGGTTGTTTGGGTAAAGGTCTTACACGAGACTCAATAAAAACTTTATTTGACTTCAAAACATCTTCTTGAGCTTGTTTAAGACGCTTCAATGCTTGTTCAGCACCAGCATTTGTGTTTAACTTTAAGTATCCTTCAATTTGTTTTTGAGCCCTAAGTGCATCATCTTTGGCCTGAACACCTTTTGCCGCATTGAGTACAGCATTAACTCCTTCTGTCATATATGAACGGATGTCATCTTGCAACTTGGTATTTTCTGATGGCTCACCAAGAAATCCAGTAGCTTCAACAGCCGCTTTAACATTGCTAAATGGCCCAAATGTTACTTTAGGATTTTTACCACTTACCAATTTCAAATATTCATCATTTTTATCAAGCCGTGATTCAAGAATGATATTTGCTTGTTTTGCTTCAGCAACATCTTTAACTTCAGCATCAGTTGCTGGTTTTGTTCCAGCTTTTATTTGTTCAACATATTGAAATTGTGCAATAGGGTCATTTGGATAAAGCTCTGCGGCTTTTGTATACATTGCTTTTTCGGCTTTTTTCTCTGGAGAAAGTTTTGTCAGTCCCATTGCTTCTGCAAACGCAGCATCATTAGATGCAATAGCTTTAGCTTCATTTTCGTTTGCAACACCATTATCTTGTAATGCTTTTACTCTTGCATCAAAAATTGTTTTGGATTCAAGTGCTTTACGATCTCTTTCGGCTTGAACACCTTTATATTCAGCAGTTTGTGCTGTTTCTTTTTCAAAATTTCTCAATTCTTGAGAAAGAGCCATTGCAAACTCAGGGTCGTTATTTTGAGCAGCTAATTTAGCCAGTTGTTTATATGACTCAGGGTTGCCTCGATCTAACTGACTAAGCAACTGTTGACGCTGAGTAATCTTCTGCAACTGTGGGTCTTGACCGCCCAAAGCGCCACCAATAGCACCAGCCAAACCATAAGCACCTTGACCAATAGCAGTATTTGCTTGTTGGAAAGGGTCTAGCTTTGCGTACTCCATTGCTCTTGAACGAGCAAGGTCTTGTTGCTGTTGTTGGTACTGTTGTGGGCTTGTGAACAAACCTAAAATTTCTGATGGTGTTGCCATAACTTTTTCCCCTTAACTAAACAACTTGGAAATATCAAATCCAAATCCGCTACTCTTTCCAAAGTAAGAATCAGGGCCAACACCAAAATCATTAGCGGCAAACGCATTCCTCAATTGAGGATTCTGTGAGCCTGAAATCAATGCAGTCGCTAATGGGTTGTAAGCATTAGCACCAGCCATTGTTCCAGCCGCATTAGTGCCACCAGTAAACAAAGCATTGGCAGCACTAGGACTCATTCCTTTAGCGCCAATATTTATTCCAATGTCTAGTGGTTGTTGACCAACACCTTCAATAGCTTTCTCTTGACCAAAGTAAGCCTCAAATGGGCGCAAAGCACCAACTTGACCTTGCTGATACTGATCTAACAAGTTAGAGCCAACACCAAATAAACCAGCACCAAACTTCAATTGTTCTTGACCAGCCTGTTGAGCTTGAGTAGCCAACTGTGCATCTTGCTGTGCCAATGCGTTGTAATAGGCTTCCATCTCGGGAGTAGTAGCACCCAAGCCAGCAGCACCACTTGGTCTAGCACCTGTAGCACCTACAGACAAACCGCCACGACCTTGTTGGAACAACTGGTTTTGCAGTTGAGCCATCTGACGCTCACGGCTAGGAGCAAGCAAGTCTTGTTGACGAGCCATGTATTTAGCCGCAACCTGTTCAGGACTTTCAGCGAGATACTGCTCTCCAAGACCATATAAGCTACTAGCTGCACCAGTCAAAGGGGCATATTGGCTTCTAGCACGTTCAGCATCTGACAATGCACCACCAGACAAAGCCCTGAATCTATCTTGATAGGCTTTGAGTTCTGGACTCAACTCATAAGAAGCGCCAGAAAGACGACCAGAAGGGTCAGTTTGGAACTGAGAGCTACCAAATCGTGTGGTAACGCCTACAGGTCGAAAGCGAGCTTCTTCAGCCGCTAATCGAGCCGCCTCCATCTGAGCATTTGCTTGTGTTCGTGCAGCTCGTTCAGAAGACTTACCCTGCATAAACCCACCAAGTAAACTAGCGCCAGCAACAATAAATGGCATATCAATCCCCTTTAATCAAAATCTCATCCACTTTAGACGGGTCTTTCTCGTCTGTGGCATGAATACAAAACCAAACACAATCAGTAATGGCTTTTACACCATGAGTAACACCAGCCTCAATCTCAATACAAGCTGGTGCAGAAACAATGTCAATCTCAGTACCACGCAATACAGCAACCTTGCCATGAGCCAAGATAGACAGATGACTAAAGCTATGAGTATGCTTCATGATTGCCATACCAGCCGTAAAGAATGACTCTTTGGCGTATAGGCCATCACTGAAGTGATGAGTAATACGGAATTCTGGGTCTTGCATAATCATGCTGTTCTCTGCCACATATACACAACAATGTATGGAGGCAAGTTGGCATTTGTTCCAGATACACCAGATGAATCTGTTGTAAATGTGTGCGTATGTGCATTCAAAGGATTCCAAGGAACTGGTGATCCTATTGTTGTAGTTGTTGATATTGGATAACTTGATGGGGTTCCACCGCCTAAAGTATTTCCATCTAATCTTCCATTTGCAGTTGGATTTGATGAATTAGTTGTTCCAGTATGTGTATGACTTACAACAACTGCATCTGCACTACCACCAGTAGCTCCAGCACTAAAACCACCACCATTACCAATAAGAACACGACCAGCACCAAATGCAGTCCAAGTACCAAATCCAAGCAAAGTAGCTGGATTAGTTGAAACAGTTGCCGTGTAAATTGCGCCAACAGGGAATAAAGCAGACTTAACTACATCAGCCACATCTTGCACAAAAGCAGTTGTAGCCAGTTTTGTAGTGTCATCAGATGATGATTGAGTTACTCCAGTAGTACCAGTTGGCAATACTGGAGAACCAGTAAATGTTGGACTTGCCAAATCTGCCTTGGTTGCAATAGCAGTTTGAATATTGTTGAACTCAGTGTCAATCTCAGTACCTTTGACAATCTTCAAAGGATTGCCAGAAGACAGATTGTCTTTAGTGGCGAAATTCGTACTCTTGGTGTAGTCTGTCATGGTCTTCCTTTAACTTATCTTGCCTTGTTTGGCCTGAATCTCAATCTTCTGAATAGACAATGACGTTCCATTGATGTCTGATTCATATCCTGTCTGAACAACCTTACCTGTGCCTGTGGCAGATACAACAAGCGTCTGCAAAGCTACGCCATCTGTATAGTAAGCAAGAGTAGTGGCATTAGCACCATACTCAGCAATACCATAGTAAGACTCACCTTGAGTAGGGATAGTGTCATTGTCAGATAAGTAGTTTGTCTTGAAATCAAACCCCCACTTGAACGTAACAGTCTGATTAGTGCCACCAATCACAACAATGGACAACTTCTTCAGAATTGAAGTTTGATTCTGATTTCCAAGGTCAGCATGGTTTGTGTAATACAGCATCCGATATGCTGTTTGGTAATCTTGGTAAGTGCTATACAAACCAACATAGCCATTTTTTCCAATGTATAAAGTACCATCTCTACGAGACAAGAAAGACTTTGGAGCAATAGAGTCCCAAGTTGTTACCCTAGCCGCGCCATCAGGAAGATAAGATTTTGTATCAAAGCACCAAACAGCATCAATGCTAGGTGTTGTCAACAGGTAAAAAGCCTCACGCTCTGAATACACTGACTTTACGTTAGTCAATGTCTCACCAGCAATCACAGACATCAAGTCATTGCGGATATTCTTAGACAAGTCACGTTCTGGAGCAGACTTTTCTTGGATAGTCCTCATCAACGATCTGACACCAGAGTTGGATAAGAACAACACATCAGTGCTAGTCGTTTGGATACTGTCTCTAGCAATGCAACCAATACCCTCAACAGTGTCACTTAATGACATAGTAGAAGGAGAAGTAGCACCCTGATATACCAAGATTTGACGCTTGCCAAAGATGAACAAAAATCCGTTATGAGCCGCTAAACCAGTGATCTGGTCAGCACCATTCACCCACACATTGTTGACGTTCAATGAGCCAGCCGTACCAGTAGACCACACATGGCCTGAAATAAGGTCACTGAAGTAAACGGTAGCGTTGTTTGCAGTTGTTGTTGCGGCCCACAAACGACCAAATGCTGAAATACAAATATCGGCATCAGGAACAGTGGCTTGATAACCAGTCTTCTCTGACACTCTACGATAGGTTGTGGTACTTACAGCAGGGTCATAGATCAGTGGATTGTGACCAGACTGAAAGAAGTATGTGATGCCATTCAAGGAAGCACATTGCCAGTTGCTTGCAGTAATGGTAGGGGCAGTACCACCACCACCATAGGTCAACTCAGTAACAGCATTAGACCCATCTAACTTAAACAACTTGTTGTTTCCAGCAAACAATACAGTGTATGTACCATCAGCCACAACCAATTCATGGATAACCTTAACGTCATTTGCGCCAAGGTTTCCAGAAGAAGAATTAACTCTAGCCCAACCCTTGCGTGAACCAATACGTCCATACTGGTCAATGATGCAGTTGGTTGCAACCAAGGCATATCCAGCCGCAAGATCAAGAGGAGAGTCTTGCGTGTTCAACCCATAAAAACCTGGGGCTGAGATGCTGAATGTTTGAATTGCTTGGCTCATACGGCAACAAACTCCTGATTCTCAGGGTAACGAGTGCTTTCCAAAGCAATGTAGTCAGACAGCATGGCTTTGTACAAGGAGTAAGCCTCAGATGATGACAAACCACCATCTTCACCACGTTCAACCAATGCACGAGCATAAGCATTCTGAACAACCAAAACGTCAGGAACGGCTACAACAGTCGAGTCACTAGACAAAGTGGCTTGTGGCACTGTCAGGCTAAATGGAATGCTATACACGCCATCAGGACGAGGATAGAGAGTGACCTTGGTGTCATAGCTACCATCAACGCCATCAAAGGCGTAATAGGCTGGAATACCGTTCACAGGAGTTGAGAAGTTCTGATAGCGATTCATCGTAGCAAAGTCCACATTCTTCATGCGGAGGTTGCTAGTTACGTTCAGTACATCAAGGACTTGGAATTTTTGACCTGAACCAGTCAGGGCATAAGAGTATGTGCCTGATGTTGTTGACAGGGTAATGGTTGTGCCAAGCACATTCCAAGCATAAGCATCTTCAATCTGACGCTTTGCATCATTGACAAACTTGCCAATCAGGGATGAATACGATGTTTCTGCAACGGTGGAAACAGTTGTTTCACGCAACCTTACAAGGACATCGTTTACAAGTTCTAAGTATGTCATCTGCTTTTCGCCTTTGCTTTGTTCCTTGCGGATATAGCTTGAGCTTTTGCCTTTGCGTCAGCTTTGGAGTTAGCACCCCAAGCCTTTAGCGAAAGAAGCAGTCTTGTCGGTTCACCTTTCTTGTCGTATTCAGGGCCATCATTGCCAGCCATACGAGCCAAGAAACTTGCTCTGCGGGGATTATCCCCCGACTTTACTGGAGGCTTCAAATTGCCACCAGTTGACGCATTATAAGAGGCTCTGCCCTTGGCATTCAAGCCGCCTTTTGGATTCTGACCAGCTTTTGTTTGCCAAGTTGGAGTTTTCATTTACTTCACCTTTTTAGGCTTCTTTGCAGTCTTAGCCGCCTGTTTGAAGTCAGCGGCTGTAGGTGCGGCTTTAGACCCCACCTTGTTCATCTTCTCGCCAGAACCAGCCTTGATACGAGCTTGTTTGGCCCGAATGTTTGAATAAAGTCCCTGCTTCATTTCATCTTCTTCTTGGGTTTGGCCTTGCCAGCCTCACTCAAAGCAATAGCAATAGCCTGTTTTTGGCTCTTAACCACAGGGCCACCCTTGCCAGAGTGCAAAGCACCTTCCTTGTACTCGCCCATGACCTTCTTGACTTTTTTAGCAGATTTAGTCATCTTCATAGGGTTTCTCCTTAGTACAGGACTTTGGCAGTGATTGAGCCTGAAGTCCAAGCAGTTACGTTTGCTCGCAAATACTTGGGTGCGTTTTGGATGGTGACGATACCGTTAGCAGTCAAAGCAGTGCCAATGGTTGACCAGTTAGTTCCATCAAGACTGCCTTGGAAAGCCACGGTAGCAGTAGTAATGCCTGAAACTTGCAAGAACGCTGGTTGACCAGCATCAGCCTGAACAGCCTTAGAAGCACCAGTAGCGCCAACTGCGCTCAGGAGTGTGATTGGGTCGGTTAAAGAAGCCATTATTTACCTCGTGAAGATTTTTTCATCATGTTGGTAGCGGTACGACCACCACGCATAGGCATAGCTTTCTTTGGCTTGCCAATAGCAACCATGATAGTTACAGGGATACCCTTTTTCTTGCCATACTCTTTGGCTTCTTTCTCGCCTTTTTCAGAGTAGGGAAACTTCTTTTTTCCGACCATAGGCATAGCGTTCTCCTTATTTCCAGATACGATCAACAATAAAGGTAACGATACCGCCCATAAAGGAAGCGATAGTCATACCCATCCAAAAACCACCTTTACCCTTGTTGGCAAGTTCCAACAGGGATTTGACATCTGCACTCAATAAGTGCATCTCCTTCTGGAGAGCCTCGACTTGAGCTTCTAATTTGCCAAAATCTCTGGCATCAATATCAGACATTTACAACCTTTCGGGGTCTACCCATACGTTTAATTGTGGGAATGACAGGCGCACGAAAGGCGGTATCTGTACGAACAGGATTATCAGATTCTATGGTTACTTCTGGCTCGTCTACCCTCACATAACCTTGATGACCCTTCATGGAGTCAATGTCATGTTGCAAGGTGAAAGTCACGGTGTTACCAGACTGGAGACAACGAAAAGTAGCCATAAAACCCCTCAAGTGAGAAAGGGGGGACTAGCCCCCCCATCATTAAACTACAGGACGACCAATGATAAGTTGCAATGTAGTTGAAGCCAAGTCAACAGAACCTGCTGTTGGGTTATAGGTCACGATAGTCACAGTGTTTGCGGCTGAAACATAGGCTCGGCGAACCAAACCAGCTTCACTAACACCAATTGCCATACCAATAACCATGTCACCCAAAGCAACTCCTGCGACAGTCACTGTGTCTGTAGCTGTAGCTGTAGTAGCAACTGAGCCGCTATCTAAAGTACAGGAAACATCCCAAGTGTCTGTGAACAAGCCCCGAAATTGATCGTTTCCACGGCGGGAAACTACTGCTGTTGCTGCTGCCATTTTGATTTCTCCTAATTAAGTTAAAAAAGTCCCCCCACCACTAGGGCAGGGGGCGCAACTGCAATTAGCTAGGAACAACCAAAGCGAACATAGAAGAAGACTTAGCGGCTCCAGTAGAAGCGGCACTACGCAAGGCGGCTACGCCATACAGAGTGTCACTTGTGAACAGGGTTGCCAAATATTCTTGCTTGTATTGCACTTGTGAACGAACACCAACTTGCTCAACCAGAACCATAGAGTCCTTGTGGCCCATCAAGCAGACACGAGCAATAGCAGAACCGCTAGTTGGGAAAGCGGCAGTAGCAGAAGCAGAGTCAGCATTGCTGGAAGTGAACACAGGGATACCATACAGGTTACCGATTTCACCGTTGCGGATAGCATCGCCATTACCGACAAATGCTTGTTCGGTGTAACGAGCCAGACCCATCAGGGTGTTGCGGCTTGATGGAGGGATGATGAAGAAACGATTGTCCATAGGAGTATCGTTGTCATCCAAACGCTGAATAGTGCGGCGAATAGCGGCATCAGTCAGAGCAGAAGCGTTACCAGTGTTGGTGTTAGCTGTGTAGTCAAAGGTGGTTGTACCGTCACCGCCGATGAAAGCAGAACCGTACTGAGCACCAGTAGAGCCACCGTTAGCCAAACGACCCAACTGAATCAAGTCGGTATCAACTTGACGAGACAGGGCGTAACCAGCGTCAGAAGTGTAGAACTGACGCATAGAGTTCAGTGCTTGGGCTTCCACGATGTCTTCGATCAAGCGGCTATATTCATAGTGCTTGTTGATAGACACAGTAACTTCAGACTCAGTAGCGGCAATCAAAGTGACTGCTGTCTCAGCGGCTTTAGCAGAAGCAGAACCACGAGTAGGTGCAGGAATGTGAACGGTGTCACCTTTCTTGCCCTTAAACGACATCTTCATAACGAGGTTAGCAAGAACCAAGTTTTTCTTATAAGCCGCTACGATTTCATCTGACCAAATATCAGGGATAAATTTGTCAGCGGTTGTTACTGTCACCGAATTGGTGGGGGAAAATGATGTTGCCATGTTGTATCTCCAAAAAAATCAAAAGTTAAGTTATTTGACTCGTCCCTCTGCGTATGCTTGCATGATTTCATCACTCAAAGCATCGTAGCGGTTCGGGTCTTGCATCTTCAGCCGAATAAGGTCAGCCCTTCGGTAAACTCGTTTTCCTGATTCACCAGTACCACCAACATCTACAGATGCAGCCTTAAGATTAGTTTTACGCTGAGTTTCCCCTGCTTCACTAGTCTGTTTAGCCTTAACACCCTTCAATTGCTTGTAGGTACTGAGCAGTTCGTTAGCACTGTCATAGTCATATTCACCATCAGCCTTGGCATACAAGCCAATACGAATAGGAGAAGATTTCACCCAATTCGCAAAGTCTTGGTCTTGAACAATCTGAGCAAAGTCAGGGTGTTCAGCCGCCAGCTTTTGCTGAATTTGCATCTTTTTGAACTCAAGAGCCGCTTGGCGACCAGCGAGTACATCAGGATGGTTATCAACAGTCTTACGAACAGCCGCTTGTGGATTTTCAAAGAAATCTACTTCTGGCTCGTCCTCTTTAACAGGTTGAGGCTTTCCCGCAAGGTTCTGCTTAATGAGTTCATCCGCTAATTTGCGTACTTCCCCCACTTCTTGAGCTTGCTTGCCAATTAGCTTCTCAGCCTCTTGGTGCATCTTGATAATGTCTGACAGTTCTTTGCCCCGATATTTGTCGGGAATGTCATTACTCATCGGCTCAACAGTGGATTGAAGTTTTTGTTCTTCAACGGCTTCTAATTCACTCTGCATCTCGTCTGGGTTATCAATCAACATTGTTTTTCCTTTTTCCTGCCACTTTTGGGTTCTAGGAGATCACAACGGCATAAATGCTTATGTTGTGGTTTTACGCTCGGCAATCAACTTGTCTTGGTGTTTCTTGTCAAATTTCATCCATGAGGATG